TGACGTTTTTCCGCGGGTTAGCGCGCGTTTTGAAACCCTAAGATGGGTTTCCAGCCATTGTGGTCGTTTCGAGACACTGAATTGACAGTGTTTTGGTGTAGCCCCTCGTCATAGGCGTGATAGCCGAACTGCTTTAGACATTATCAGTGGTAGTGGGCAATGCGTCCATTTCCACCGGGTCTTGTCTCGTTGTGTGTAGTGGTAGCCGTGTGACACTGTCCGGCCACGAGTTTAAAAAAAGATTAAAATAAATAAAAACTATACTACCCGTTAATGGGAACCGATAAATTACCCTGGAATAAAATGTTGAGAATCGACCTAGCGCAATGCTTGGTCTTTGATGGGCACCTTTGAAAAGTGGCTTGACTTGATATATAAACCAGGAATTATTTTTGGGTTGAATTAACACAACGACTTTGCGATACTTCCCATACCGTTTCTAAGGAAATCGTGCTGAGGGACCCCCCCCACCTGAAAGTTTGCTTTATGAAAATAACGATGTCTACTAACCAAATACAAAACGCTATTGCCGCCCTCGGGCGAAGAAAGAAGGGGAAGAAGAAGAAAGTGACGAAGACAGTTACCGTCACATCTTCACCCGCTCCTTTACCTACTCGCAAACAGAAGAAAGGACGTAGGAAGAACAAAAACAGGAGAAATGGGCGCTCCAACGGGAGCCAGCTAATGTCCGTCCAACAGGCTTGTGATGCTTGGCATGACAATATGGAAAATACATTTGACCAAGAACCAGTTTGCACTGGGGCCTCAGGGTTCCCTACTAATATCATCGGGGTTTATGGGTCTAGGGAGTTCACAGTTGGCGCGACTGATGCTGAATATTTATTTTGTATGAATGTTGGTTATGCAACTGGTCCCAATGCAGTTTCATCCCCCCTTAATCCAGTGGGTATTTTTGTTCAAACTATTGCTAATGCTGGTAATTCTGCGTTCAATGCTGGCGCGTCAAGTGGTGTCATACCTAGCAATGGTGCTGCGGTAACTGCAATGTGTAACTCATTGAGACCCATATCTTCATCCATGCGGTTCTCGATGAGATTTGCTTCCACCGTTAAACCACCGTATCTTACGTCTGGTGTTACCATAACCGGGACTACAGTCAATGCTGCTTCCGCGTATGCACCTAATACGTTATTTGCTTCGTGTGGCACACATAAATCAGGCACTGGAACGCTTTCTTTACAAGCCAATTGGGTACCACAGGATTCTGAGGACTTGACTACCTTTACTTACACTTACTTGACTGCAGCCATGATCACACCGCAGCCATGGATTATGGTGTCGGGCTTAGCTGGTCAAACTGGTATTGGTTTTATATTTGAATTTTTGACCTTTTACGAATACCAGCCAGGGACTGTAGCGACGTTGTCTTATTTCACTGCGCAACCCCAGGTTGCATACAGTGCACAAGAAATTTGGGCTTGTTATTTGCGTCGAAAGGCTCAAGGAAGAGGTGTACGCATCTTCATTGAAAACCCAAAGGAAGGGTTCCAACACAAACACGGAGGAAATTATCATTTAGGTGCCGTGAATCCCATACCCACAACAGCTAAATTTGCTCTGGTAAATGATCAAAGCTCTACCACACTTGAATCACACAATGAAGAAAAGTTGGCAGCTGCAACTAGTGTATTGGCTGATGAAAGAAAAGCACTTGGGATATTGAGACAGGCCACTGATATTGGGATATCCTCAGTCGCTGCACCATTGATGGGTTGGGCCATGCAAACTCTCGCCACATATGTTGCATCCAGTCCCCAGCCAGACATTGAAATGGGTGCCATGGGAATTGCTCCTCCCGCCGCTATGGTTTGCCTAGGGTGTGGTAAGGAAGGTCAAATGTTGTGTGGGGATTGTAAATCCTTGTGTTCAAAACAAGAATCCAAAGATGCCGATTCTGATTTTGAAGACTTGTCTGCTAGCACCATTGGTTTGGCTAAAACCATAAAGGCACTGCAAAAGAAAGATCTAACCCGTTATGGTATTGAACCAAATCCAGGTTGGGATGTTGTCATGTCTACATCAATTGAGACACACGCGTGTGAGGTTCCACCTAAGCCACCCCCGTTTAAGTTTCTCGGTGATGATTTCCTTCGACCATCGTGGGGTCTGGTTCTTGCGAAAATTATTTTTCGGTTGCCAATAACGGAAGCGGTTATACGAAAGCATTTGGTTCCTTTTTTGTCCGATTATCATAGTAGGATAACAGAAAAACAGTTGGAATCGTATAGGTATAAACAATTGTATTATTTGTCGGCCAAATTACATTGCGTGCCCATAGTTCAACATTTGATGTTAGTTGACAACTGCGCTGTGTGCAGGTCTGACCCTGTCTCGTTTCATCACCCTGCCTGTAATCGCTCCATGGAATTGACTGAGCAAGAAGGGTTCATACCTATGTGTAATTTTTCGTTCACCTGGGGTGATGCCGACCACTCTGGGGGTTCGTGTGAATACCTGCATTACGAGGAGGTTGCCGTTATGCTCACAATGTTGAGAATACGCTATCCCACTATGCGTATAGATGATGTTCGGGTGAAGGGTGTTGTCGCCATGTTTTACGAATTGGGTCTCACAGATGAACATGTCATGCGGTCCCTCAGGAGACATACTCTTATGGCAAAATCCATGGGCGTGCCAAGTCTTTTGTTTTTTGAGGGGCCTGAGTATCATAAAAACGATGGTGTTTGCCCTTGTCATCTTTGTCATGTTGATGAACCACATGAACTAGAATTTTATCCGAATGATGTGCCGGAAGATGACCTTACGGTTGAAGGGGTTGAACCAAATCCAGGACCAAGTCGTGTAGACGGTTTGGAGATCCCTGAAGTTGTAGGTCCTTGCATTAATGATGATGGAACTCTTGATTATAAACTTATGGACGAAAATTTAACGGATTTTTCCTTGGAGATCAAGAATCCCAATAGACCATCAAGGGGGCCTCTTATAACTGATCGCTGGGAAGATGGTATTTTGTTGCCGACACGTGGCCCATTGCCACAATCGATGGTCGTGCCTCCTAGAAAGAGTTGGGTTGTTGCGGAGTATACGCCCACGACGACTCCTGCTAAAAAGAAAATACAGGTCAAAGGGAAAAAAGGGAAAATGAAAGCGGTTACGGTGAGGAAGGTTAAGGCCAAAACCGAAAAAGGGATGAAGAAACACCCTCGAAACTGGGCGTCCTTGGTTGGCAAATCTGTTGATATGCCCGTGTTTCATTCCGAGCCGGTTCAATGGAAATCACCTGTGTTTCACCCTGAACCTACCACGTCACCGATAGTGAATCAACGTGTCAGCGAATTAGAAGACATAAAGATACAGCTAAGCATCAAACAGGAAAAACTTCGGGACGATGTTTTTATTGTGAATAATAACAAAACTGGGGAAGTGTTTCAAGATATTTATCAGAACAAACGGTTTATAGTTAACAATAAAGAACGGAACTTGCATGTGGTAACTGTTCCTGTGGTGTTGGATACTGGCAAGTACCACAAGAAGTACCCGACACTTGTGCCGTCTAGTCTTGATTATAAAGGTGTAGAAGGGTGCTTGTACGGAAGCGGCAAGCCCGGTTTGTTAACGTTCAACGCGCCTGTAACGTTGGCCGCTGAATTGTCTACGTTTGTTGTTGGTTTGGGTGAGATGAGTGAGGACACATTCTTGGTTGTCCGTTCACAGTGTAAGAGACTGGTGGGTCTCCTTGGGGGGCCAACATTCACACCTCGGGATGAATTGTTGTGTGTTCTTTGGTTTCCTATTCTTGTTTGGGATGCCATTTTTCCTCACTTTCACATAACTAATCCGTATAATAAATTACCTTTTGACGTCAACGACCTGGATTTCACTAAGCTGTCCTTCATTGATCACTCAAGGTACAAATTGGTGTCTAATCATTTATTTACCCGTGGTGTTCAGTCGTTCAATTTGCCTGTTTTTAAAGAGAAGAGATCCATGGCTAAGTATGTTAAGAATTTTTTTAAGAAGTGCATTTTGCACTTCAATAAATTTACTTTCGCTGGGGAACACTCAGTTCATGACTTGGAAATGTACAAGAGGTTGTGTGCTGGGTTCTCGAAACACAAATTTTTTACTGATTCACAAACAGCAGCTTATCGATTCTCCCAACCAAAGATCGATCTTCGAACCATTGGTCTCCATATTACAAAAACGCAAATAAATGGAAACAATGGTTCTGCTACTAATACCGACGACCATTCACCATCCAAGTTTGCTTATGATATTTGTGATATTAAACATTATGTAATCAAAGACAAGGCTGGTTTTAAATATCCCATAGCAAATGGTGTCAAAGCTACATCAGGGAAACAGGAAGCTTACTTCGGCACACATCAATATCGGCCTGTTTGCTATGCAAACACTAAAGAAAATGAAGAAGCCACGCTCCGTGCTAGGGTTGTGGTGGCGACGCCTAAACCCAATGAGAAATTTATGTGTGATTTCATCACATTTGTCAAGAAAAACATTTTGGAAATATTGAACTATAAGGTGATCAAGATTTCGCCCGTTTCGGATGCGGCGTATCTAGAGCGCAGCAATGCCTCACCGGGTGTGAAAAGGGTCCTGGTTAAAACATATGCATGGTTGAAGGAAAATAATATTGATTGTTGGTCTAAATTGCCCAAAAACCTTGTTCGAAAATGGGTGTCTCGGTCTCTCTTTTTAAAGAAGGAGAACTTGAATTATCGCACGCCATATGGAGTGAAGGTAAAAGCTGGTCGTGCCATACAAGGGGCTCCACCTGAGTTCATTTGTTTGGTGGGCCCATGGATAATGGCACTCCAAGATTTTTTCAAGGGTGTGTGGAGCAAAGACAATTGGTTGTGTTTTGCCTGTGGTGTTTCTGCGTGGGATGCTGCTGGTTTGCTCAATGCTATGTGGCAGGTTGTTGAGGATGATATTAGTACTTTTGATTCCTCAGTTTCTCCTGAGTTGTGTAAACTTGAAGTTGATATAGCAACAATATTTGGGATACCTAATGCAGTTTTATTATTGTTGCGTGCTAATCAAAACACACATGGGTACACTTTTCATGGTGCCGAGTATCACCTGCCAGGAGCTAGAAAATCCGGTGATCCATATACAACACTTTTTAATTCGATTCTCAACGCTTTGATGCACATCTATATAGTGCATGTTGCATTGGGTTGGTCGATCAAGGAGATCAAGAGGAAGTGTAGAATGTTGGTCGCTGGTGATGACAATGCTCTAACTATTGACACAGAAGTCAGAATAGATTTTCGTCACTACATGGAACGATTGGGTTTTAAGAGTGAGGCTATTTTCAGAACCATACACACCCTTGAGTTTTGCTCTTGCCGTGTATATTATGTTGATGGGCGACCTTGTTTTGGCCCAATGCCTGGTAAGGTTCTCTCTAAGTTGGGTTTTTTGAACTCACCACCCACAGACGTGACGGTTGAGTCTATGTTAAAAGGAATAGCTTTAGGACTACGTCAAACGTGTTATTACATTCCACCGATTCGCATCGTGGTTGATAGGCTACTGGTCCTGTGTGGTGACGCAATACCCTTCCACAAAAAGGAATTCTCTAAGCAGGAAGAGTGGCAAATGAATTTCACCAGTCTGTATGTGCCAAAATTCGAACCAGACGTTATGTGTAGTCTTCAGAACACATATGGTTGGAATGTTGCGATGCAAAAGCAATTCGAGAAGTATTTCTCGTCTTATACTATTGGACAAAAAATTTCTTGTCCGTCATTTAATGTTCTCTGTGATATAGACACAGCAGGACCATCTGTTTTAGCAGCTTAAGTAGCTGCTTGCCTCCACCCCAACACTGTATACTTGTTTAAAGTTTTATAAAAACTATGGGAATTTTGGTATTTTAGGAAATACCGTCGATTCGTAAGATGGAAAGGCTTTGCCTGACACCCTGAAAG